CTCTCTGCTCGTCACACGTTGCCCAACGCGCGCCGCTTTTGCGGTGTTCTGTAACTTAGCCAACTGTTGCATGGATATCCTATATCGGAGTGCCAATGATTCGTCCGGAACACACTTACGGACTGAATTGTTGTCACGCAACAGGCGATACGTGTAATATCTCTCGTACTCCTTGCGGTTCTTACGCTCGTCATACTTTAACGGACGTTGGGATCCTGGGGCAGCCACAAGCTCATTGTAGACTGCTGAAAGACCCGAGTGCTGGAAGCCTTTGAGGACAACCCAATTACGAAATTGGATGCCATCAGAGACTGTCTCACCTTTCGTGCTATCGAAGGGATAATCTCCCCAAGTGGAACCGAAAGATCGAAGCAAACACCCCAAGTTTAAGAAAGAGTTCAACCGACCATCACCATCTTCCCAAAAGGACAGCTTCAGAAACTGAAGGTCCTCATAATACTCAGCTGGATCCAAAGTCACTATATACCCGACTCGCTCAGCGGCCTTGGGTACTAGATCTAACGGATCGAAATGAGTGAGATTCCTAGAATGGTAATCGATTGATACACATATACTACTACTGGCTATGTTATTAAGGAGGGTGGTGAGTATGGTTCCTGAAAACTCCATCGCGTAGAGTGGTTTTGCGGTAATCCACTCACCTACGGGGTAGGACCGGGTACTCTCGGGATTCTGTATACGGACAGGCATCTTGCATTGTGCGATAGAGCGGTCGATGATATCCTTAAATTGAGGATGATAATCGAAAAACCACGACAGTCTGTCAAATACAGCGGGCGTGTTGCTCTTGTCGCATGACGATATATCCAAATTATAATAATGTGGAACACCATTAATATGCAACTTACAAACCATGTCATCTGAGAAATATATATAATAATTTTTATTTGAGTTTTTCATCTCAGTGAACATGTCGTCTATCTCCTGTGCCGTCGTTGAGTAACAGAATCGGATGGTCGTGCTCGAAGTTTCAACAGGCAGGGAGAACGCAACTTTGAGCGGATTTACTATAAAGGCTCCCAAAAGAGACCCAGGACAAGAGTAGTCACCTATAATACGACCATCTTTCCCCATTTTAGCAAACTCGGGAATTTTGAGCTTGCAGGTTATACCTTTCATGAACATACCACAATATAAATCATGGTACTTAAGCAACTTCTCAAAAGACCGCTTCCGCAATTGGTATTTAGGGTGGAAAACGTCGTTAGCTAGACGATACCATTCTTCAAGATTATCACCAATACGTGAAGTGTACCACGCCAAGTTCTGTTTGACTTGCCTGAAATAAGATTCAAGTGCGCGTGAAATA